TTGGTGGTCTCGACATAGGCGTTGAAGTGCACCGACACGTCCAGATCGCGCGACTGCGAATTGTGATAGGCGACGATGGCGTTGAGGTTTTCGTTCTGCGTCTGACTGGTGTTGTCGTGGAACACCAGCACGTCGATGTCGCGCTGCTCCAGCCTGTCGGCAACGCGCTCGACCACGCGCCTTGCTTCGTCCACTTCATCGAGGATGCCGGACGCGCCGCGAACATATTTGCCGTGGCCGGACGAGATGACGATGCGATCGTATTGGCTCATGGCTCTCTCCCTTCAGTCTGTCGAAACATGCTGCGGACGGTTTCGCATGTCTCGATCACCGCGATGAACTTGCCGTCCGTGGTGTTGAGCAGGCACTTTGCCTGATCGGTGAAGTGCTTGTTCTTCTCAGCCGTCGCCGCGCGCATCGTCGTCACAGTCTCCGGGTTGACGTAAACCACCCCGCCGGTAGGCGCATGCAGCAACACCAGACCGAAAGCGAGCGCGATCACGGCGATGGCGCGAACGCAAGACTGCGCGCGGTCCAGATCGAGGAAAGTGCGAACTCGATGTCGGCATCCGGCACGTTGGAGCCGAGCGCAGGCGGATCACTGTCAATGGCCGCTCCAATGGTCGGGTTCGATGAGATGACGTGCGCGGCCACAAGCTGCGGCTTTTCCTCGCCGCGCATCACAATCTCCGCATAGTTCATGCGCGCAGCGTGATCCGGCGCGTTTGGGTCTTCGCTGGCGACCTGTTGGCCGACCTTGAACATGAGCATCATGACGCGACCAGCGAAGGTCTCATCGGACGCGGCGGCGATCTGATCGACTGCGGACATGGTTCATACTCCGAGAATTTGCGCCGTCGTTCTGGCGGGCCTTGCGTCGAGCGCGGGGTTGATGATCGGCGGCACCGGATCGGGCACGCCGCCTGCCGCCAGCCATTCCTGATATTCGATCCAGTCTGTGTTGAGCGGATCGTTCGGGATCGTGGTCACGGGACCATCGGGCGGCACCTGATGCTGCACGCTGCCCTCCGGGTTTGCGATCAATCGATATTCCGCCATCTCATATCCTCGCGCTCAGTGCATCAATGAAGTTGTTCGCCTGCGCCCAGCCCGCCGCCGCGCCTTCAATCGACAGATAAAGGCTGTTCGGGCTTAGAGGCGAGCAGAGGACATAGCTGGCCGGATCGTTGCCGCGAATGTTGGTGAAGCTGCCGGTGTTGACGCGCGTCGAGGACGGCGACGTTCGCATGCACGGCATCGCCGTCGTGATCGACACGCGGGTGTTGCCGCCAGCGATGTAGCCTTCCAAGCTCCAAGCGAGTTGCCGATAGTAGCGTTCGACCAACATCCGCTCCGTCTGCGCCGGGCGCATGATGAGCGGATGCTGCGCGGCGGTCGGAGCCGAAATGCCCGGCAGGATGACCAGACCGGCAATGGTGATCGCGTCGTTGGTCGCCGCGAAGAAATTCGTCTGACCGGGAATTGCATAGTTCGCGCCCGCGTTCCACACGTTCGGCGGCATGGTGGCAATCCCAGCGCCGGAGCCGAAGTTGAGAAACATCGACAGGCCAGCGGCGATGGTCTTGTCCCAGACGCCATCCTGACAGCCGGGGATGGTGATGGTCTTGTGTTCCCACACATTCGTTGCGTTGATCGTGAACGGAGCGCCATAGCAGCGGGTGTAGGCCGCAGGGTTGCGGAGAATGACAGAGGCGGTGCCGGTCACTGCATTCGAGAGAACCCAGAACGCGACTGTGATCGGCATCGCATTTGGCGTGCCCCAGTTAAGCCGCGACCAGCGCGACCCCTCGATCTGCTGAGCGACAAGCATGTAGTCGTTCGCGCCGAGTGCTCCACCGGGAGACGCCGTCAAGAGCAGTTGGCTTGTGAACCCCGGCAGCGTGGCTGGCTGCTGCTGACTGTAGAGAATGATGGCAGCAGAGGCGCATGAGACCGACCAGACATCGCACATATATTTGCTGGTGTTGGGGATGCCGATCTGCGCTCCACCGTATTCAGCCGCGATGTCGAACGATCCGTTGACCTGCATCCCGTTGAACGCGAGCGCATCGAGCGGCGCGGCGGGCACCCACAGCGTGTTCTGGCGACCATAGATCACGCCATCGCTGGGTGCTTCGGCAATCGCGCCGGGGACGCCCTGCGGACCCTGAATGCCTTGCGGACCCTGAATGCCCTGCGGACCAATCAGCGACGTGCCTGCGGGCCACGCGCCTGCGGCCTTCGGGCCGAACATGAAATGCGATGTCGTGTTGATATAAAAATTGCCGTCGATGCCGGTGGCGGCGACAGGATCAGCCGCGCCATAAAGGACGGTGTTGCCGGGCACGCCTTGCGCACCCTGAATTCCCTGCGGTCCCTGCGGTCCCTGAATGCCCTGCGGGCCTTGCGGGCCGATCAGCAGCACACCCGCAGGCCAGACGCCGCCAGCCTTCGGGCCGAACATCGTTGTCGTCGTGGTGTTGATGTAGAAGTTTCCATCAACGCCGGTCGGCGCACCGGGATCACCGGCACCATAGAGGATGGTGTTGCCGGGATCGCCCTTGATGCCTTGGATGCCCTGCGGACCTTGAATGCCTTGAATACCCTGCGGGCCTTGCGAGCCGATCAGCGACACGCCGGGCGGCCAGATATTGAGGTTGCTCTTGGGACCGAACAGCTTGCTGGTCGCGGTGTTGATCCAGCTATCGCCGGGCGAGCCATCCGTCACTGTCGGATCGCGGGTGCCATACCAGATGGTGTCGCCAGCCGGACCTTCCGGTCCCTCTGGCCCCGGTATGCCGCGAGGGCCGGGCGGTCCCATCGGGCCGGGCGGTCCTTCATCCTGCGTCTGGATCACCTCAGTGTCGAAGTCGGTGACGACGGTCACGTCGTTGCTGGTGACATCGACATCCTGTGAGACGGAAAGATCGTTCATCGGCTTGGCCCCGCGTTGATCGTGAGCAGGCCAGACCAGATGCGAAGCTGCATGCCGGTCGGCGGAAATCGGATCAGCGAATGGTCGTAATCGCCAAGCTGTTGGCGCTCCAAATCATCCTGCTTGATCCACACGGTGAATTTGCCATTCACGGCGTCGGTGATTTCCAGCCCGCCGTTTTCCGTGGTCAGCAGCATCTGTTCGGCGACATCCTCCGCGTGACGCCGCACGCCCATCCGCAGCTTGTTGCCGGTCAGATCAATCGGCACGCCGCTCACCGTCTGATAGGCGAACTGGCGGATGAAGTCGGCATCGTTCTGCGTGGTGATGTTGACGATGGCCATGCTACGTCACCTTCAGCCAGTCCTTGCGCGCCTGCGTCATCGGCGCATCAAACGCGGCGTCAATCTGCGCATGCGTGGTGATGGTGCCAGCCTCGATCTGCGCGAGGCAATCCGCCGAAATCGAAAAGCAGTTGTTGATGTGCGTCAGCAATTCGACGTTCATCGCCTCCATCGCCGCCGCGTCGAGATTGTAGACGAGCCCATCGGCAGCGTGCCACGGCGTGATGACAGCGGGGTTGACCTGCTGCGCGGCATGGACGCCCGTGATCTTCGCTTGCGCGCGGTCATCGGTCTCGATCGGCATGCCGGAGGTCAGTGTGATGCCCGCCTGTTCCTTCCGCCAACGCTTGTAAACCGTATAGCTCTGGAGCGTGACGAAGATGTTGTGGGGGGCGAGGACCAACTGCAATTCCGCGTCGGTCTGGTTGTCAGCCGCATCGCGCGGCCATTGCGATGGCATCGCCATCTGCGCGAACGCCAGATAGTCGGCGTCATCCTCCGGCACCAGCACCTGACGCGCGCTGGCGAAGATGCGACCATCGTCGGCGACCCAGTACCAGTCGGTTGGATCGTAGGTCCGCGCGTGAGCGAACGCCAAACCATTGATGCTGTTCATATGTACTGCCCTCCATTTGAGTAGGTGCCAGCGACGTTGCCGGGGAAATAGTTGATGCCTTGACCGGCTGTATTGATGATGCCGTTCGTCCTGACATCGAACTTCTTGCCGGTGCAGGCCGAAGCACCCGTGATGCCACCCGTGAAGAACATCGCCGCGACGGCGACATCGCTGCACTGGATGAACGCGCCAGCGAAATTCATCGGCGTGTTGACCACGTTGAACTGCGGCGGGGTGCTGACGTTCGTAACGTCGATGCGTCCACCGCCGAAGCACGACAGCCAGTTTGCGGGCGCGTAGACGTTACCCAGCGGAGGACCGCTGACGGTGAACCTGTCAGCGGTCGCGCCGCTAAGCCGCACCGTGCCGCCGTTGTAGATCGTCATCTGCGTGCCGTTGCACGTACCCCAGTCGATGTTGTCGATGATAAGCTGCGTCGAGCCGGGCACGGCGATACCGCCGCCATAGGCTCCGAGATTGCCGACCAGCTTGAAGCCACTGAGCTGGTTGGCAACGCCCTGCGCGATGAAGCAGGCTTCCGCATAATCGTTGCGACCGCAGGAGACGAGGCAATTTGATGGGACGCCCTTGTTGCCCTGCCAGAGAACGGAGCCTTGACCGGCGACGGCGGGAAGCACGCACTGCCGATAGTTGTTGGCATCGGCGACATGAACGGTGACGCTGAAGCCGTTGAGATTGAACTTCGACACCGCATCGCTGGCGCGCTGCAATGTCCTGAACGGACCCTTCGGCGCTGTGCCGAGTGCGGGCTGCGAGCCGTCGAACGTGTCGTTGCCGATGTTGCCATCGACATAGTAATCGACGGCTGCGGTCAGATAGATCGGGCCGCCCGAACCGGCGGCGTTGATGCCGGACAGCACCCACTTCCCAAGCCCGTAAACGAAGGTCGCGACCGATCCCTTGATCAGATCGTATTGCTGCAAGATGGTCCCATCGGGCCGGGTCACAGGCTTCGGGGACAACGGATAGAGCGCCAGCGTGCTGTCGCCTGCGTTGCTTGCGCCGACCAACAGACGGCACACCATGCCGGTGAAGTAATCATCCGGCGCTGGCAGGAGACGCGCGACGTAGGCATTTGCCGTGCCGAAGTCCTCCGAAAAATTCAGGCGCTGCGACTGGATCGCCTTGCCGAGTTGTCGAAGGTCCGCGTTGTCCGGCGTGGCAATGCTGGCGTCGAGGATCAGGTTCACAATCTCGCGCTGCGGATACTCGATCGATGCAGCAGGCGGGATCGACCCCATCGTACCCGTCGAGGGATTGCCGTTGATGTAGGGCGCATCTGGATCGGAAACGCCGTAGGGCTGATTATAAAGCATGGTGCCGTTCCCCTCTAAGGTGTGCCTTCCATCGGATCACCCGGATGCAGGTTGGTGTAGTCAAAGATGATTTTCGTGTGCGCGGGCTTCCAGCGATTGAGCAGGCATTCAAGATCGTCCGCGAGCCCGATGCGGAGATGCGGATCGACGCCGGTCTGACCTGATGTGACGCGAAACCACGTGAGCTTCGCCATGTGGACATGCACAGTCCAATAGTAGCGGTTCTCCAACGGACCCAAGCCGTAGTTCGGCCACGCCGAGAGTTCGCCATCAGAGACGTTGTGATCGCCGGGCGGCGCGAGGATCGGCTGGCCCCATTGATTGCGCATGGGATCAGGCGGGACGACGCCGATGGTGCGACAGTCGCCGCATCCATCCATGGCGATGAAGAACGGGCGATATTCGGTGATCGTAATCGTGTAGCCGAGCATCGCTGCGGCTTCGATGAAGAACTCCCGCGATTGCGCGCCCCACAGCGTCATGCGCATCACCAGCGCGAGCTGTCGATCGCCGATCGATTGCGGGCTCTGATAGCAGGGATCGGGCAGTCCCCAGTTGCGCTCCCAGTCCGGCAGCAACTCGACGGTCTGGCGCGGATCGCTTTCCATCTCCAGCAATTTGCTGGCGCGGATTTCAAAGTCGCCCCAGATGCGCGTCAGCCCGCGCACGCAACGCATCAGCACGCCGTCCCAGTCTCGTGGCCA